TGAAGCATTACCACCAGTAACTAAAACTGGATCACCTACTCGATAGTTAAACCCTCGATTAATAATATTGAATTTTCTAACAATCGAGAATGTAGATGCTTCAATATTAATTGTGTTGCCATAAGGCTCATCCGGATTAATGATAGGTATAGTTACAAACTCACCATTTAAGAAACTACCATCAAGAGATTTCGTATTGATAAGCAATTCAACTGGTAGACCAAGATTAAAAGAGTCTGAAATAATACGGCGATTTGCCTGTTCAATAATTGCGCTTGCACCCGATTTAATACCAGTAACCTTACGATTATTTAATAAATTGGTGTCGAAACTATCGTAAACAACACGTATATCAGAATTATTTGCAGGAGCAGTTACAAAATTTAATTTACGATATTCCCTATTAACAAAAAAATCACTCTGAATAACTCCATTTACATACACACTAATTTCATCTTTACCAACAATCTGTGCTAGAGTGAATGTTTTTGTTACTCCGTCACCAATATAAACTGAAGCAATGTCTTGATTGATACGAAGTTTATTGTCGATCTGCCATTTACTGCTAGATGATTTTAAAACATTATTCTTGGGTAAAACAATATCGATATCCATACCAAAAAGAAGTTGGAATAATAACTTGAACGAAGCATCGCTACCTTTTGAATTATATAAAGGTACAAGATGCTTGAATAAAAGTGCCTTGTTTGCTTGAACTTCTAGTGGTATTAGTGGAGCATACGTATTATAAAAATTTGTCTGAAAATCTTCTAATGAAGAATCTACATCACGAATGTCACGAAGTGTTTTGGCAGTCGATACTAGATTATTTGACGTTATGCCAGTGTTGGCGGTTCCTTCAAGAAACTCATAATATGCTTCTAAGAAAGTAACAAATGTGGGATATTCATCCCTGACAAATTCGGGAACTTGACGATTAATAAGTAAGGATGTTTTTAAATCTAATGACATTATACAGTTTCTAAAGTTGTGCTAATTGCGGTCGGATCATCTATATCTAAAGTAACAATTGTATTCTTAGTCGTGCCAATAATACCTTTTTCAGATTCTACCGACAAACGAACATATCCATCAGTTGAAGATACTGACTTTATGTAGATATCATTAATAGTGACTATTCCCGCATCATAATCAATTGTACCTGCCGTAGCATCTACAATCTGCCGTTGTGCATTGTTATCGTAATAGACCGTTCTCAATTCACCAGTACGAGCATCAATAACTGCTTCTGCCGTGGCACCATATCCATTACCGCCAGAAATTGTTATGGTAGCACGTGTATAATCAATACCACGATTAGTTATTTCAATATTTTGAACTCTACCATTTACAATAGTTGCAGCAGCATTTGCGCCTGTGCCATCACCAGTAATAGTAATAGTTGGCGAACTTGTGAATCCTTGTCCAGGATTAGTCACATTAACACCAGAGATACCTGAAAATGATTGTGGAATCTCATCAAACTGAACTACTTGGTCCACACCATCAGCATCAACTACAGTAAAGAATGTTGAAGAAAGTTTGTTGCTAATTGTGCCGCGGCGAAGTGGAACATTAAAGTAAACTGTATATGGTTTTGATTGATCAGTTGATGGTTTGAATCTTTTTTGTACACGAACAGAAACTTTGGAACCGACAATTGAATTTGAATCAGTGGCATCAACTGCATCTTGAACTTTAGAAAGAATAAACTTAGAATCAAACTTATCAAGATATGTCGCTTTGTACGCCAAAATAGCATTACGAATGCCTGTTTTTAATTGATCAGTAGTTAGCACTGTTTTCTTTGGATCATATGATACAGTAGACGAAATTAACAGATATAGAAATTCTGGATCACGAATAATTGTTTGGACCGCAACAACCGCTTTGGGTGCAATAATATCATCAATAATTCTTTGTTTCTCAACGTCAGACAAATAATAATTTTGTTTTGGTTTGAGTGCAATAAAAACACGACCATATGTTGGAGGAGTTTCATCTTCACCACCATATACGGATACTGAATCTACAGCAGGATAGTTTTTCTTGATATACGATTCATAATCTTTAAATGTGACCAAACGATTCTGTGTGGTAAACTGAAGAGGTGCTGAGAATTTAATCTCATCTACAGATTCACGTTCTGCTCCACCAGATGCTTCACCTACAGGACTGATTATAAAGTTTGTTTGTGAATTTAATAGAGAATCCGCCAATGTTCCAGTTGCTACAAAATTGTTTGCTTTATTAGCAGCAGTGCCATTGGTAATCAAATAAGTCATTGATACAATATTGCCATTTGTTATTGATTTGCCAATTACGTTATTTCCGAAATATATGTCATATCTCTCACCTCTATTTTCTTGTAAATAGAACACTGGAGAAGTTGTGGTGACATTACTTGAATCTGTTGCTAATGTAAAAGTCTCAATGGCAGTGTTTGTCGATGATGCTTGTACCGTCAAGGTAAGTGTTGAAGTATCAACTCCAGCATCTGGCACTGAAAATATTTGTTTTGGATTTGCCTGTTGATCGTAAGTGTAATTGTATGTTACCAACTGACCTTCATGTATAGGTAATTCCAAAAATGTGAAATTTGTATTTGATTTTGTTACTAACGTTTCTTGAAGAGTTACAAAGTTATAACTAATGCCATCAATCTCATCAGACAAGAAAGAAAATCCTTTTGGAATAGTCAATGTTGCTGGCGTGGTATTATTTGTTACCACAGTAAAATTCAACGTTGCCCGTGGAGCCTTACGTGAATATGGAACATAGCCTAAAACTTTGGCATGAGAAATAACCGAATCACGAAGCAGTGCTGTATCCAAAAATGATTCGTTGGCAACCATGTTTAGGTAATAAGAATTATAATGAGTGTTATATGCAAGAATATCCAGCAGAATATTCAGACCAGAGCCTTCAAAATCGTAGTCTGTAAATTCGGATTGTGCTTGTAAAAATGTTTTTAGATTCTGCTTGATCTGATCGAAATCAAGTTCAGTTACTCTTAGACGGTCTGTCATTTTATCTTATACGCTCTAAAAAGAAGTTAATAGTTACTGGATTTGGAGAGTTGACGATGAAAAACACCATTCTAACTTTATATCCATTCTCATCTGGTGCTGGTATTGCAGTGATAGATTCGATTGCTACTCTAGGTTCATAGTTGTTTATTGCCTCAGTCAATTTGCGTTCAATCGAAGCACCAAAAACAGAATCAACTGGTTCGAATAACAACCCTCTAATTCCTGCTCCAAAGTCTGGTTGAAATGGCTTCTCATAAAAATTGGTAGAAACTAAATTCTTGACGGCATTAATTATTGCCTTTTCATTGAAATGCATACTCACATCTTTTTTAATAGGATGCGGAGTAAAGTTCAGATCAAGGTCTTTGAATGACCTTTCTGCAATGATTTTTGGTTCAGTTGAAGTTATTGTTGTTGACATGTTTTATTTATTCATCCTCCAGCGAAAACATTACCAGAACCAGAAGTCAAAGTATGACCAGAATATTGATCACCCTGTCTCCCAACACCTTTTCCATTAACAAATACTGTGCTTGAAAACGAAGTTAGAGGCACAGTGTGAGGTACACAAGAACTTCCGGCAGGAATCAGATGCACTTGACATAAATCTCCAGCACGTACTGCACCAATGCTATTCACATTAACATCCGAAGAACCTTGATCGGTAACAGTTGTAGCATCACAACCATGTCCTGTAGATATCGAATCTGTTCCTGATTTACGGGCGACTGCTGGCATTATGGATTCAAATCTATTATAGGTGCTTTGAGTGTCATATTGCCACCCGATGTTATCTTACATGTACCACCAATGTCTGCTTGAAAACTCCCACCAACTTTAAGAGTTGCGTTTTTACCCACATCTACAGTGGCGTTTCCATCAATAAAAACTGTAACATCACCCTTCACATATACTTGTTCATTGCCAATTACAACTTCAAACTTATTGCGTTGTATTCTCTCAGAACGGTCACCCAATGGACCATACTCAACATAAGAACCCGAGCGATGATATAGATGTATTCGTTCAGCATCTTTGGTATCATCAAACTCTAATGCATGTCCAGATTCAGATTCATACACATTGTTGTATGGATACTTGGCAGCATAATACGAATCTGGTTCAACTTTGCTTGCCTTCTTTGTTTTCTTTGCTGCATTTATTGCTGATGGATAATCAGAATCGTTTCTTGCTAAACGTGATGTTGTTGGTTCATCTAACTTTCTTGGATAATTTGTAGCAGACTCATCAGGCTTTACAGGTGCTGCCGCAAGTTCAGTAGATGTTCTTGGATCACAAAAACCTTGCTGTGGGTTTCCAGCAGACAACGGAATGCCTGGAAGTGTGCCTATGATAATTGGATCTTGTCCATTATAACCATCAGAAAAGAAACCTACTACCATATCAGACTGTCTTGGTGGATATGGATTAGCATTATTTGTTGGCAGCATCACTTGTGCCCACGGTAATGAATCTGTAGGCAGCAATGCTTTATTATCTGTATGCCAACCAACACAACGTACACGACACCGACCTAATTTCAATGGATCATTGATTGCCTCAACAACACCAACGAACCAAGTGAATCCATTCTTACCAGCAAAGTCTTTATTATCTTCAGTATGATCCATAGGTCTTTATTGCTTGATTTTGATCTGCCACACCTTGTGGTATAAATCCAAGTTCGTTAGATGTTGTTGCAACTTCTAAAATAGTTTCATGTTTCTCAAATCCAATAATATGACGGGTAGCAACAATTAAATATTTACCACTCAATCCACGATCTTCATTATCATCATCACCAGTTTCTTTTATAGAAAAATCAGGTATCCTCATATTCAGATTAAACCCCGATGTCAATTGAAAATTACCAGGCATAACCAACTTGATTCTTTTATTCATCAGGTTGGTCATAACTGCTTTACGCTGAAATACAAAATCTTCTTGTGTCTCAACTTTTGATATTGACGTTGGGTCATACTTCTTCACATAGTTACTATATTTTCGATTAGCACCAAACGTACTTACAGTTTTTTTAGAGTTGTATGCTTCAGTTGCTAATTCACCACCACGGTTAGTAGATTGTGCTAAGTTCGGAGTTTTATTACCATGCTTCATTGCATTGTAATGATCTTCAAATCCTATCTTTTTTGTTCCAATCGATCTAGTAATAGGATCAAATCCAATAAATGTACCAGCATTTACACCAGATCGTGTCTGTTCTATTTTGTCGGTCTGATTAATTACTTCATAACTTCTCGGGCTTAATAAATCACTTACCGCATTTTTATCACTCAAATTCTTCGCAGAAAATTTTATGTTGAATAAACTATCTTGCGATAATAACGTGGATAGGGATGCATAGTTATATCCAAGATTGTTTTCGAAGAACACATAGTTCGGCGACTTCTTTTCATCTATTGATCTTTTAGCACACCACTCAATTGCCTCAAGAGGTTTTAGATTTGGTATAACAATATCACGAATACCTGAAGTATTCTCAAACAATCCATTTAGTTTAGTGCTTGGTGCTTTAAGATAGTTTACCAGTATCTTTTGAACGATATCGGTGTAAGTTGTTTTGTATGCTTGATTAATTCTTTGCTGATCTGAGAAAATAAATTCATCAGACACGAATTCCAAATTGTATGTCTCACTATTTTGAGTTAGATTCTTACGCTCGGATTGCTTGTATATTCTAAATGCTTTCTTCAAACG